GCAACATCTGGACTGAATCATCCATCGTCTGGATGCCTATGGATAAATAGGACGCTTGCAACGAAGCCTGTGACCCTGAATTACTCAAAGGCCGTCCGTGCTTTGGTGGTCTTGATCTCGCTACCACGACCGATATTGCCGCCTTCATTCTCGTGTTTCCACCCCACGATGATGACAAGAAGTGGCGTGTACTAGCAAACTTCTTTCTCCCTGAAGACAACATTCAGGTGCGTGTCAAACGTGATCAGGTTCCCTATGACCACTGGCAACGTAAGGGAATGTTTCAACTCACACCCGGCAACGTCATTGACTATGACTTCATCCGGGTCGCCGTTCTCAACCTAGCGGAGCAATACGATATCCGCGAGATTGGCTACGACCGCTACAACGCTCAGCAGATTGTCACGCAGTTTGACAACGAGGGATTGACGCTAGTCCCAATCAACCAGAGCACAGCCGGTATGTGGGCACCTTCAAAATTCCTGATGGAGTTGGTGCTACGTGGCGAGTTTGCTCATGGCGGAAACCCAATCCTCCGTTGGATGGCTTCAAACACCGTCGTTGTAGCTGACGGCTCTGGAGCTTACCGACCTGACAAAGAACATTCAAACGAAAAAATTGACGGGATCGTTGCAACGGTCATTGCGCTTGCTAGAGGCATGGTGCATTCAAACATCGCCACACCAAGCTTCTTCGTCATCTAGGGATTCAATTGGCATTCAAAGACTTATTCAAATCACGCGCACCGCTGGCCCTTGGGATTGGTACACCAGAATCCGAACAGCGTGATGGATCACTAGACCGACTACCCAACCAGCTATCAAACCCTTCGGCCATCTTTGCATGGTTGAACGGTGGTTCGCCAACATCAGCGGGTGAGGAAGTCAATCACCACACTGCCATGCAGTTGGTGAGCGTGTTCACTTGCATCAACATCATTTCGGAAGGCGTAGCCAGTCTCCCTCTGACACTGTACGACGTCAGCGACAAGTCAGCCCGTGAAGAGGCGTTCGATCACCCTCTACACGACGTACTGATGCTGGAACCCAACCCTGAGATGACTGCCTTTACTTTCTGGCAGACTATGGCGGGTTGCTTGGCTCTAACGGGCAACTGCTACGCAAAGATTGTCCGGGTCAACAACGTAGTTGAGGAACTATGGCCTCTACACCCGCTGAAGACTGAACCCGTTCGTATGCCTAATGGCGACCTAGCCTACCGCACACGAACAACTGAGATGAGTGGCGAGTGGACATACTACAACGCCAGTGACGTGATAGCCGTTCCGTTGTTTTGCTACGACGGTCTACGTGGTCTGTCTCCAATCATGCAAGCACGCCAGCAGATTGGCCTCAGCCTAGCGACATTGAAGTCCACCGGAAAGTTCATCTCAAATGATTCTCGCCCAGCGGGTTTCATGATGAAAGAAGGAATGGGCAACGAGAAGGCAGCTTCTGAAGCCCGTGACTCGTGGGAACGTGCTCAGTCAGGCGTCAACAAAGGCAAGATTGCTTTCGTTTCCAGTGATTGGAAATGGCAGCAGGTTGGTCTATCTCCCCAGGACTCCCGCTATCTGGAGTTGATGAACTACGGACGCACTGAGATTGCCGCTCTATACAGAATTCCGCCAAGCAAACTTGGTGACATCACCCGGCTTTCAAACTCGAATCATGAGCAGATGAATCTTTCGTTTCTCACCGAAACGCTGCGTCCTTATCTAGACCGCTTTGAAGATGAACTAACCCGCAAGCTCCTACCGAAGAGAGGTAGAAACTCTCAACGGTTTCAGATTTCCTTTGATGAAACGGAATTGCTTCGCGTTGACTTCGCCACGCAACAGAAAGGTATTCAGACTGGTGTTCTATCCGGCTGGATATCTCGTAACGAAGCCCGTATGGAGACCAATAGAAACCCCGGTCCCAAGCACCTTGACGTCTACATGGTTCCCATCAACATGCAGGATAGCGAACGTCTTCTTGATACTGAGCCGATCACTGATCAGCCGATCGGTAAGACACAACCTGCGGAGCCTTCTCAAGAGGATGTTCCTACTAAGCAGGAACGCAATTCACTCAAGGCGTACAGCAGAGCCTATCTCAATCTCTACCGGGATGCTATCGAGCGTGTATGTAAGCGTGACGCTGATAAGCGTGATTTACAGGCCATTTCGGTTGTGTTTACACCCCTATTAGAGTCGATTGCTTCACTATCTGGCTCCGAAGCAAGACATATCGCTGCCTCAGATGAGTGGGAATTTGATGCCGAAAAGGCCATCACTCAGCACGTGAAGTCTATGTCCGAACGTGCAAAGCAATGGAAGCCAGAAGACGCGGCCACTATCGCTGGTGCTGAGCTAACCCGCTCCGTAAGAGCCTTAAACTTCGCAGCCCACCGTGCTGCCGGCGAAAGCGCCGCTGAGGAATCGCTAAAGGAACCTGATGAAGCTGAATAAAGAAACGCGATACGTCCCCGCAACGGAACTTCGAGCGGTAACAAATGACGACGGCACCCGTACCATTTCAGGTTATGCCGCTGTTTTCAACTCGAACTCTGTTGATATGGGTTTCATCGAGATAATCGCTCCGGGTGCATTTACTAAAACCCTAGCGAGTAACCCTGACGTGGTCTGTCTCCGCGATCACGACGTTGCGATTCTTCTAGGCCGCACAACTTCAAAAACGCTCACTCTTCAGCAGGACAACGTTGGTCTCAAGTTCACTTGTGCTCTACCTGATACCAGTCAAGCACGCGACCTAACGGCTCTGATGGAACGTGGTGATGTAGACAAGTGCTCTTTCACCTTCATTTCAATGGATGACGAGTGGAGTACCAATGCCGCTGGTAAAAAGGTTCGCACCGTCAACGAAGCAACGTTGCTAGACGTTTCAGTGGTCACGTTCCCCGCCTACCCGGATACATCGGTTGCGGTTCGTAATGCTCCAGCAGAGATTCGTTCTGCTCTTGAGGAGCGCGATGACATGGACGATGACAGTTCCTCTGATGACGCTACACCTGAACCAGTAGACACAGATTGCCTTTGCGACTGCGGCAATTGTGTGAGTGGTGATTGCGAAGGCTGTACCGAAGCAAATTGCGCGTTAGAGTCGTGCGACTGTAGCGCGGCAAGCAACATGTATCAAAATCGCGCACACATGATCATCACTCTCGCCAGATTAAAGAACTAGCGAACCCAATAACAAGTTTGCCATGCAAACGTTCAGCTTCTCGCTGATGCGCTCAACCGCACACGTTCGTTTGGCCGTAGTGAAGCCCCTGCTCGCCGCTGTGGGTTGTCCTGCACCAAACCCCCGGCCATAGGCCAAAGAAGGAATCCATCATGGATTTGAAATCACTACAAGAGAAGCGTAATAGCTCTCTCGCAAAGATGCAGGAACTTGCAACTGCTGCAGAATTCACCGCAGAGAAGCGTTCCGAGTTTGACGGGATTAAGGCAGTAGTCGATACTCTCGACTCTGATATCACCCGTCTAGAGGCTGTAGAGAAGTTTGCGGCCGAACAGCGCAGCGCAGCACGTCCCAACCGCGCACAACCCGGTACTGAAATTGAAGGTGACAAGAATTCTCCTGAAGAGCGCAAGCTTGCAGAGAAGCGTGCCTTCAGCAACTTCATCACCAAGCGTCCACAGGACTTGGAATCCCGCGACATTACCACTCTAACCAGCGGTATCAACGGCGGAGCACTCGTTCCTCAGCTATTCCACAATGTGTTGACTGATGCCCTCAAGTACTGGGGACCAATCGCAACTCTCGTTGGCCAGAAGCGAACCGTTGGTGGACAGCCTCTAAAGATTGCTCTTGCAAATGACACCGGAAACAGCATGACCGTTCTCGGCGAAACAAACGCAATCACTGAAGTTGATCCAGCCGCATTCGTGTCAAAGATTCTGTCAACTGATACAGTGACCACTGGCCTTGTAAAGATCAGCGTTCAGGAACTTCAGGACTCGTCTTTCGACCTCGAAGCATGGCTCCGCACTCAGTTCGGCCAGCGTTACGGTCGTGGTCTTGAGAGCATGATCACAAACGGCAACAGTTCCAACGTTGCTTCCCTGATCGCTGCTGCTCATGCCGGACTTGTGGCTGTTGGTAACCTTCTAAAGAGCGGTTCTGACGGTGCGAACAGCATCGGTTATGCAGACTTCGCGGCCATGTATGGCGCACTAGACCCTGCATACATCCCCAACGCAACTTGGGTCATGAACTCTAACACCCGTGCATTCCTGCTCGGCGTAACCAATACTCTAGGCAACCCACTTTTCGTGGCCAATCCTTCCAGTGGCGGTTTCGACACCATCCTTGG